ATGCAGTTAACGGTGGCATTCAAATTTACAATGATTCAATAACCAACAACACAATTTCGAGTAGTACTCTTGAACAAGATTTAACTTTGCAAGTAGCTAGTGTGTTCCTCGGCGGCGACTACACTGCGATTAGAATCAATCCTCGTACAAAACAAATAGGAATTTGGACAGATACTCCTGGACAAAACGGATCTAGTGTTCCTTACAACTTAGATATCGCAGGTAGTGTGCGTATTCAAGGTAATTTAGATATTATTAACAACGCAACTAATGTACAAATAAAAAATCTACAAGTTGACAACAAGATTATTGAACTAGCATATCCAAGTATACCAGATGTAAACTTAGACAATGCTGGTATTGTATTGCACGGATCGACTGATCATACAATCTATTATAGAACAAACAGTCAATGGTGGGAATTTAATAACGGTATAAACATTCTATCTCCCAACACTTTAAACATCGCTGGAAACCCAATCGTTAGTTTTGGTACCGGTGGATTAACATTAAACAGCGTAGTTAGTGCGCCTACATTAACCTCTATTGGCACATTAACTAACATTCAGGTTGGTAACATTACTGTTTCTACTTCAACAATTAATACAGTTGATAACACTGATTTAATATTAATGAATAATAATCCTGTTACAGGTAATATTAACATTAGCGGTAAGAAAATTATCAATGCTAAGGCAACATTAATTACAGACAGCACATCAACACTTGCTACAAAAGGTTATGTTGACAGCGTTCAACAAATTGCGGCCAGCAAGAAATATGTATTCACAGTTGATATTACTGGCAAAGCAAATGCTGATTCATTTATCATTAATAACTTCTTGAACATCATGTTGCCCCCAATTGATCCTATAAATGCAATATACAATATTCCCGATCAAGCAGAGGCTCGAGTTAATACATTAAATTATGTTCTCCCCAGCCTATTAACCAATGTAACATTTGCAGGACAATATGTAAGCGTCGACAAGGGCGGAATTCAAAACAGTCAATCGGTATTATATGGAACTCCTGGTATTACAGTCAGCACACAACCTGGTCAACAGCCAGTTTGTATTCAACACATTTATAGATACTATGTATCAGGCGCGGCTTGGGTAGCTGATGCTGGTAACCCAATAGCTTAAGGAATAAACAATGTCATATCTAATAAGATTATACAATAACTCATTAATAACCACAGTACCAGATGGTCAGGTAGATAATACTACCTCTTTGAATCTTATTGGAAGAAATGTGTCCGGCTTTGGGCAATATCAAAACGATAACTTTGTTTGGCTATTACAAAATTTTGCAGGCGGAGGCGAACCCACAAATAAAATCCAAGGACAGACTTGGTTTGATAATAATGCAGGTATGCTACGCCCTTTGACATTTGATGGTACCAATTGGAGACCATTGGGTGTTACATTATACAGTACAACAACAACCGACCTAACTATTAATCCTAATGGGGCACCTGTAGCGGCTAACCAACCTGGTGACTTCTGGTTTAAGAGCGATGACCGTCAACTATACATTGCTACAACTTCTTCGGGCTATCAATTAATTGGTCCAGAACGTGCTCCGGGTTTCTTAGAAACCAAAATGCGGTCTACAGTAGTTACAGACAGCACTGGCACAAGCCATCCTGTTGTTGAACTAATTATTAATGGTGAGAATATTGCAGTATTTTCACAAAAAACTTTTGTGTCAACTGCGTCATTAGTAGCAACAGGTTTTCCAAGTATCTATAGAGGAATAACATTTAAAAATTATTCTGTTGCGGAACGTCAAGTAACAACATCAACCGATGTTGCCCTATATGGGATTCCCAGTCTGTTAGATACTACATATCCACAGCGTAACGTAAACGAAACTATTGCAAACAACTGGACTTTCCAGCATGGTATAAGCATTGGCAATACTGTATCTACATTAGTTGATGATGGATTAGATAATTTAAACATAACTGCAGGTGGATCGAATATTAATTTTGGAGTCAATGGTGGCACTGGTGTTGCTTCGATACTACAAGAAGGAATTATACCTACCGATAATAATAAACAGCAACTAGGTGATACTAGCTATGCATGGAAAAATATCTATTCATTAGGATTAAGTGCAGGCTCTGCAACAACATTGGGAACATTAGAGGGACAATGGCAGTTTACTAACAACAGTGGATTGATTCCATTCGCTGATTTAGGTAATAGTCTAGGACAAAATAATCTACGCTGGAATAATATATTTGTTAATATAGTTAGTCCGGGAGCAGGACAAACTGGAACATTAACTGGCAATTGGAAGTTAGATGTAGGCACAATAATACTGCCCAACGTAGATTATGGAAACAGTATAGGTAGTGCATCACAACGTCTTGATACAGTATACACAAGATCTATTAATGCTGGAATAAATTCTCCAGCAAACTTAATTGGCGAATGGTCTGTGCAAGGGGACATGCTTCCCCAAGCCGACTCTACATATAATTTAGGATCTAATGGATCTAGTTGGAAATCCATCACAGTCGGTGATGTGATAGCCAACACAGTCGAAACGAGCGGACTGACAGCACAAATAACAAAATTAACAGACAGCGTAACTAGTGTAGCAATAACGCAGTTTGACAATGATGGCACATTAAATGCTAACATGCCAAGCAGAGTTCCTACTCAATATGCGGTTAAGACTTATGTTGATTTCCAAATAGCACAATTACAAGCCGAAATTAATGCTCTAAGTAATGCCCTAAATGCGGCAATTAATAACTTTACAGCGATACCAGCAGGTACAATCATGCATCACGGCGGCTCTACGGCACCAGCAGGTTTCTTAATCTGCGATGGATCAACAGTTGCAACAACTTCATATCCTGATCTATTCACAGCTATTGGATATACATATGGCGGCGGCGGAAATCAATTTGTTCTGCCAAACTTATTAGGCGAGTTTATTCGTGGTTGGGACAGAGGGCGCGGCATCGATGCAGGACGTAATTTAGGTTCAGAACAGTCGGATGATATTGGTAATCACCAACACAACTTTGACGATACTTGGTTAATACAAAGTGATGGTGGAAATCCAGTTACTAATAATAGAAACCTAGACGGAACATTTGGTACTCCTGCTAGAGACGTAAATGGTAATCCTATAGATTACGGTGCGTATGTTAATCCTGTAAACGATACATCATATAACGATGGCGGTGTTAACGATAACGTTATATGGACAGTTGCCAACAGAACTGCTCCGGCAGGTGGCGGAGAAGTTCGACCACGGAACGTTGCTTTGTTGCCAATAATTAAATTTAGAAACGGAAGTTAATAACCATGCCATATATCTTAAAGAAAACAAATGGACAACAATTAGCTGTTATCCAGGACGGTAGTACTAATGCCACAACAGCCGATTTAACATTTGTTGGAAAGAATTATTCAGGGTACGGCCAAATAGTTAATGAAAACTTTTTACAGTTATTAGAAAACTTTGCAAGTCCTGTAGGACCAGCTACTCCAATAGTTGGCGAACTATGGTGGAACACTGCCTATAAAAAATTAAATGTCAATGTTGATGGAACAACTAATGGCTGGAAGAAGTTAGCACTAATTAACAACGACAGCGCAGGTTTTCCATTAGATCAAACAGTGGGTGATTTTTATTGGGACAAGACACAAAATCAATTATGGGTGTATGATGGTGCAGAACACAAATTAGTTGGTCCAATTAATTCGGGTAGTGCGGCCGCAAGCGGTGCTATCTCTGGAACTATTGACGATACAATACCACCAGCTAAAACTGTAGTGTTTCTACAAGTAAATGGCGACAATGTGGCAGTAGTATATAATGGCACAGACTTTACTCCAAAAAGCGGATCACCTTTTCAAGATCCTTTGCAATTTCCAAAAGTCGGTCAAGGCATAACACTCAAAGGAGTGCAGACAACTAACGCTACATCTCAAGGAGTTCCGCTTTGGCAATCTGCAACAAATGGTCATTACCTATGGGGAACAGCACAATCTGCGGTTGGTCTAGTAAGAGAAGGCGACGGTCGCACACACGTATACGGTGCTGATGACTTTTTATTAAAATCAGAATTAGCCAGTTTTAGTGGTGCAGTCAATGTTAAGAGTGATGCTGGTATCAAGATTGGAGCGCAACAGATATTGCAACTATGGGTATCCTATCCTGGAATAGAAATGGGTAGCTTGTCTAATATTGGATATCCAAAGATCAGTTTTGATGTTAGAAGACAAAATTCAACATCGACATCACAGGTATTCGTAATAGATGGTTCTGTAGATGGCTTTAATGCCATACTCCCTGCTACTAGTGGTGCAAATCCTCCCGGATTTACAGATGTTTTTCCTACCAACATCGGAGCCACAAACAGTCCATTCCTTACTACCTATTCTACAAATACAGTAGTTGCAACTATTACTGCACCCGGCCTTACACCACCATCTACACCAGCACCGGGCAACGGAACTATTACAGGTAATTGGACAGTTGTTGGTAATTTACAAGTAACTGGTGGCTCAATAAATGCCACAACATCTACCTACAGTACAAATGCAAACGTATTATTAGGCTCAGATTTAGCCACGTATCAACCTGCAAAATCCGACGGTACTGCCAATGCTATAGTTCAATACAGTGGCACAGGCGGAATTACTGCGTCCTCATTAACCGCAAAGACTGGCGGGTCTGGTACAGTTAATGGTACATGGGTGATTGGCACTAATGCTCACTTGCAAGCAACTACGTTGTTGGGAGATGGATCAACTGGGTATGTTGGTGCAAACGTAGACGGATCTGTATACAATACTATTGTACAGCGAGATGGCAGTGGTGGCATTACAGGTAGCAAATTATACGGTGCAAGTGTTCAGGCTATTGCATTAAATGCCGGTGCAGATTATCGTGCATCTGGAACCATTAATGGCCAATGGTCTATTGGATCCCAATCTAGTTTACAAGCAACAAGTTTACAAGGCACGGGCGGATATTTTGCGGCAACTACAGCTAATCAAGCCAACAGTATCGTACAGCGTGATACTAACGGTGATATATTCGGCGCTACACTTCACGGTACAGCAACTACAGCACAATACGCCGACTTGGCAGAAAACTACACTAGCGATCAGGAATACGAACCAGGCACAGTTCTAGTAATAGGCGGTGATGCAGAAACAACACAATGCACAATTCGTGCAAGTATAAACATAGCTGGTATAGTATCTACAAATCCTGCACACTTAATGAACAGCACAATAGATGGAGTAGCTGTAGCATTAAGCGGTCGTGTTCCGTGTAAGGTAGTAGGACCAATCAATAAAGGTGATTTATTAGTCACCAGCCAAACACCGGGATATGCAGAAGTGTATCAGGACGGTGATAGCACACTAGCAGTAATTGGAAGGGCATTGCAAGATGCACCCGACGGACTTGGACTAATAGAAGTTAAGGTATAAAAAAAAGCACCCTAGGGTGCTTTTCTTACGCTTCTGCTTTTGTTGTTTTCTTCTTTGGTGGATCTAAACTATCTGCTTGTTTACGCAATGTCTGTGCTTGTTTAAATAAAGCATCAGCACGTGAGCGCAATTCTGCAGGAGTAAGGTCTAAACCACTGTCAGAGGATTCAGTAACGACTTCTGATTTTTTGGTTGCTGATTTTTTATTAGCAACTGTCTTTTCTTCACTACCATCGTTTACAGCCAAATCTTCTAACAACACACCTTTTTGTTCAGCAATCAAAACGTTCAACTCATCTAACTGAATGTGATCAGAGTTTACTTTTGGAGTTACTGTAACATTGGATGTAGGAACTTTTTTTAGATATCCGTTAGTATGCAAGTACGCTAACATATTTGTTCCATCAGCAAATTTACGAACAGCTAATACGTCTGCTAATTCGTTTGCTTGCTGACCGCTATCGCTCTCGACAACAGTCATCAGACCATCGTGATACATGTCAGTCAATCCCTGCGTACCAATGACTAAGGCACTATGAGGATCACCCGGCAAAGTACGGTAAACAATAACGACTTTCGCCGCATTGTTTTTCATTTTACCAATGTGTTTCATATCGGCTCCTTATTGAGCGGCCGGTGCGTCTGCAGGGGCTGGTTGTTGTACACCGTCAGCAACACCTTCACTTGGAGGTAATTGTTGTGGATATACTGCTTCTAAAAATGAATTTAGCTTGTTAAAACATGCGCCTACTGCGGCCATTTCTGCGGCACGGAAAGCACCACGTTGAGCGGCTACGTCAATAACTGAACGTAAGTTTGTTAGGTCAGCAATAGTTAATTCTGGATTAGCGGCTGGTGCCTGTGCATCAGTTGCTGGTTGTTGTACTTGACCTTGATCTTGTGTATCTGCCATTTTATTATCTCCTATGTAAATGTGGACACGCTAGCGTAAGCATAGTTAGTTCTCTTGGATCCTCGATACCTATTTCTTGGTTTTCAACAAGTTTGTTATTGGGATCTAATTTCAAACCCTTTTTAATAGCAAATCTGCTTTCTAGGTTATACATAACCCAGCTTTCCAATGCTGTAGTATCTGCTCCATTAATAGACAATTTGGTAAAATTGTCTGGAATATGATCTAACTTTCTTACTCCTAAAACATTAAGAGCATTAACTTCTTTTCTAGCTAGTGCCATAATGTACCTATTTTATTTATAGTAGGCCACAGAGCCGAATGGTGGAATTATGGTTTCACTTCCGTGGATAATAAACAGGGTATCACAGTAATCTTCGTCACCCCAACTACCACAAGGATAACCATCTGTAAACATAATGAACTTTTTAGGTTCAAGTCCTTCTTCTGACATAAAACGGAAGTTAGCATCGAAATCAGTACCGCCACCACCTTTTACTTTATAATCATGGATATCATCTGCTGTGTCGCCGGTAAATTGTGCATAATTGTATACTTCAGTATCAAAGCACCAGATATCCAATTTAAAGTCTTTATATTCTTCCATGATGCCTTTGACTTCTGATAGGAAATCGTTGGCCTGTACGTCTGAAATACTACCGCTCATATCAATAGCACATGATACATCAATAGTTTCTTCATTCATAAGACCAGGAAGAATTGCTCCACTCATTTGGCTCTTACGATTTGGGCGACTAAAACTAAAATTGTTTTTAATCAAACTTTGTATTTGCATACGCAATAACTGACGCCAGTCCATTTTTGGCTCAGTAAGATCTTTAATCATACGAGCAATACCTGCTGGTACACGACCTGCACCTGCGGCCTGTGCGGCACTGATCATTGCTTCTTTAATCTCATCACGGATTTGTTTCTTTTGTTCAGCAGTGAGTTTTGGGCGACCGCCTTTACCTTCCTTGTCGCCATCCTTACCTTCGCCATCTTTTCCTTGACCTTCGCCATCACCTTCATCATCATCCAAGTGATCATCTAATAATTCACCGAGTTGGCTTAGGTCGATCTTAATTGCTTTTTCTTCTAAGTCTGCATAAATCTTTTCATATGACCAGCCACGATATTTGTCATCTTGGAAAATCTTAATCATATGCGGAACATCGCCGATTCGTTCATCTTTCAAGATTTGATTAGCGGCATAGTCTGCGGCAATATTAGATAATTGGGGATCGCGTTCATTACGGCGACCCATATGGTCAAATACATTATGTAGGACTTCATGTGCAAAACCAAATTCTGCTTCACGTGGAGTAAGCTGATCTACAAATCCCACGTTGTAATAAAAAGTGCGACCATCTGTAGCAAGAGTTGAACACCACGTGCTAGCATCAATTAATTTCATGCGAGTAGCAAGGTTGCCAAAGAATGGATGTTTAAGCAACAATCCTACACGTGCAGTTGTTAACTTCTCAATTACTTTGTTTTTTTCTGCATCAGTATAGACACGCTCTTTGTCTACTTTTTTGGTTTTTTCCTGTTTCATTACTGCCATGATATGTTCCTTTAGTTTCAGTGTATGTATATATTATATAACATTTTTACCAGTTTGTCAACTCCAAACTAGACAAAAATGCACCAATTCTTTTTCGCTGGCAAAATAAAGCCTTTTAACTCCTTCTGGAGTATGCCACGCCCAACGACATACATCAAATTGATTACTGCCCAATTCGATGGCGTAGTTCCTTTCCATTCCGGGCCCAAAAGTTTCCCAACACCATTTACGCCAAGATAAAAATTCCAATTTGTCATTTAAGTTGCTCTGCCAAACTGGAACTATATAATGGGTAAACTGTTTATACCCCCTATGCCTTCTGTCCAATTTATAAATGACAAATTTTTTCATTTGGAATTAGTAATTTTCTTTAACGATATAATATTGAGGTTTTGGATATTTCTCTAAAATTTCTTGCTCTTTAATGAATGTGTTCATAACCGGAGCAGTAAAAAACATTTTATGAAGTACTGGTTTGTGTGTCGCTGAATCTACTACGCTAAGATACCAAGATTTTACAGCCATTTTATTTTCCTTTTTATAAATGAAAAGAGCCCCGAAGGGCTCTTTTTAGTTCTCCATTGCAACCATTACATACTTGCCGTAGTTCTCATGGAACCTATCAAAGTTCTTGAGCTTGCTAGCGTCAAACGGTAATTGGTAGTTTGTGAGCGCAACTTTGGAACCCATTACAACTAACTCAGTTGGGAAATTATCCATCATAAACCCAAAGAAGTTATCGGCCATTTCGTTCCAGTTCTTGGCTTTCTTTTCCCAAGAGCTTTGGAGCTCATAGCACATACTAATAGTTAAAGAGTACATTGCGGAGATTTCCTTAATGTCCATCTTTTTAACCTTGCCATCTAGGATATCTTCTGGTTTAGGCATCTGTTTAGCAACCTTGCGGTGTGCCATAAATTTAACAGCAAGACCTTCACCAATAGCACCTGCAACCAAGTCAGTTAGTGTGTGTTCTGGCAAATCGTCATCACCTAACAAATCGCTTACAAAGGACCAGCTACGTGGAGTAGCAAATGAACGTGAGCTAGACTTTGGATCATAGTCATATAAGTCATTTTTAGCGAAGCCAACATAACCTACAACCTGCTCGTGAATCTTGTTAGCAACAGCCCACTCTTGCCAGTCATCAAAACTAGGCTTCAATTCCAAGTGCAGGAAACGGTTAGCCAACGGAGCAGGCATACGATAAGTAACACCCTTGTCGCCTTCTCGATTACCTGCGGCAACAATACTAACACCTTTTGGCAAAATGTAAGTGCCCACACGACGGTTCAAAATCAGCTGATATGCCGCGGCCTGTGTAGCTGGCGCCGCAGAGTTAAGTTCGTCTAGGAACAGGACAGCGGTAGATTCTGGATCGCTAGGCAACTCAATTGGAGGAGCCCATTGCATAGTTTTTTGTTCTGGATGATAAAAAGGAATACCTTTAATATCTGTAGGTTCCCACAAGCTCAAACGAACATCGATAACGTCACGTTCTGTTTCAGCCGCAATTTGATGGATAATATCTGACTTACCAATACCTGGAGGGCCCCACATGAATACTGGACGACCTACCTTAAAACATTTGCGGATAGCCGCTTTAGCTTCGTTAGGTGATTGTGTACGATTAGTACTAACTTCTGCTTTTGCCATTTTGTTCCTCAGTTAAAAAAGTGTTTAAATAGATTACTTGTAACGCTCACTATGTATATAGTATAACGTCAATTGGTGCAGTTGTCAACAACTGGTTTGTCCAAAATGCGTAATATATTTACAACGTCTTTTTACTTTCAGTCATACTCCAACCGTACTTGTGGAGATCTCCTGAAAAGAGGATTAATTGGAATGCTGTTTTTTCTTTGTAAACGTGCAGGGTCTTTTTGTTTTCCCAATACCAGGGACCATCTAGAAAACGATCCATCCATATTAGTATTTGATTGGTAATTACAGTATCTGGATTAAGATCTATAGGATAACATTTAACATCGACTGATTGTAATACCTTGTGTCCGTATTCAGTTAACCCCCACCCGCCTTCTTCTTTGTCTCTGGGATTATTCCAAAAACCATTTTTAAATTTTTCTAGAGTATTTGGCTTAACAGAGATTTGGGAATAAATTTTCTCTGTAAATTCTTGCTTAGGACTGTTGGATAATTTCTTCACCGGTAGTTAATTTGTAGACAGAAAAGTCTGTGCAGTTGAACATCTTGTTGAGTTTTTCTGCAAGATTGAAAGCGTGACCGCTATTTGAAAAACTGACCTTTTTGTATTTTGGACCCAATTGCTGTGCAATCATGCTTGTGGTTTTTAAATTTACAGGACGTGACTTATAAAATACTGCCCAAATGGCATCAGCTTCCAGAACCTGTTCTGTTTTGTAATTCTTCTTGTTAGTGATCTCTAATAAGACCTTTGGCTTAGGGCGTGACATAAGTGCATCTCCAAATATACGCACTTATTTATTATATTTGTACTTAAAAAGCCCCACCGTCCATTTGGACTTGTACTGTTTCTTCTTGAGGTGTTTGATTTTGAATCTGCATTAAAATAGCGTCTAATTCACCGCTTAATCGTGTCATTATAATGCTTAGACTAGTTGCCAGTTGCTCTGCTTCGTCGATAGGCAGAACAACTGTTTTTTGATGTGATTTTGATGCGATTCTGACCTTGTTTAGGTAATTTTCGACTGGAATTGTGTTCAAAGGTTGCATGTTATTTGTTCATAGCCGTTAGTACAGTTTTCATCTCAATTTCAGTTTTGAAAGGACCTCTGTGATTGTAGCGTTCTAGAGTGATTAATTTTGGACAAAAGCTCTTAACCCAACCCTTGCGGAATTCAATTACATAGTAACCTGCACAGTATTGACTCTTTGATTTATCGCTTTTTGAATAAATTGGTAGCTTTTTGCGAACGTCATAGACTGGATTAAATGGCTTACTTGAACAAGGATACTCGTAAATTGAATTGTTAGTACCTACTGTTTTATCTTGTTCAGACTTTTTAGCACGTTCTTTTTTGAGTTGATCTTCATTAATAGTGATACCAAACAGCGTTTGAAAAACTGCTAGATCTGAAATATCAACTTTCTGTCCTCTACGCATAAAGGAGTAGCCCTTCTTCTCCTTGCTTAAAGTTCCTAGTTTTTCACCTTCTGCTTCTACAATCCAGAACTTACCGTCAATAACTGGTTTAGCTTGTGCTTCTGTCATATTTTTTTCCTTTTATACCTGTGTGTATCTTGCCGCAAATGGGTCTGCGTAGCTTTCTATTTGCTCCGTGACTTTCACCAAATCGTAGGTGCTTGCAAATTTAATTAGCCTAATTCCAACCTGTGGTAAATTTTTCTGTTTACCAATTTCTGTCGAAATAGCTTCGGAAATTATGGCTTTAATTTCATCAGGTTGTGCAGTAAGGTCACATAGTTTTACATTACGATTATAGTCGTCTAACACACGATGCTCTACACCCTCGTGATCAACCCACTTTTGAAGCATCAGATTATTCCAATTATATCCTTTGGAGTTTCTGTCTGCGAATGCTTCTCTAAGGCCCACTTTGTTTTTAGTGCCTTTCTCTCGGACTCCGGGATAAGCAGAAAAGATATTGTCTGACGTGTCTCCTCGCATACACTTTTCGAATAGGAGCCATTCGGGCTCTGGAGCAGTCTTGGGATTACCTGTTTTCTTGTCAATGACAGATTTGCCTTTTTCATCAAAGTATCCTTCGTGAGTTGTTGTAATTCCTGATACACCATTGTACTGACGTACATTGGGTGCAATTAACTGTGCAAAATCACCGTCTGTTGAAATAATAACGTGATTGTCATTTGGGTGTGCTTGAATAAATCCTGCAATTAAATCATCAGCTTCTAACTGAGGATGTTGCAAAACTGTACAATTTGTCTTTTCATTAATGAAGGTTTTAAAGTCATCAAACGTTTCCCAAAAGACTTTGTCTTCTTCTGCGTCACGTGGACTTAATGCATCTCGGGCTACTTGTCTATTACGCTTGTATGGCTCATAGTGATCTTTACGCCAGCTTCGACCTTCAAGGCAGAATATGACATGAGTGCCATTAAAGTCTTTCCATGCTTTACGCACAGAGTTAAGCAATACGTGTAAGCTCATTCCGACCTTCTCAGAAATATCTCCACGCACAACATGTCTTGCACGGAAAAATGTATTTGCCGTGTCTACCAAAATATAAGT